TCGTACAAACAACAAACTGTCCTTTTGCATATGCTTGCGTATAAACCGTATTTCCAAGTTGACGCCAAGAAGAATCTGCAAGACGATTTAATAAAACACTTGCCACAGCATATGTTTCAATATAACGTGTCGCATCACAACCAGATTCTGCTAAACAAACTGAGGCTACTCTCTCAAATTCTTCCGAAGTTATATTTAGATTTTGAAGAATCGCAGCAATCTTCTCTTCATTTGAAATACGAGACAATTGAAGCAATTTAGCACAAATATCAATTTCATTATATTCCAAACCTGATTTTTGGGCTTCACTTATTAATGCTGTCATAAATGTTTGATAATCACCTTCAGACAAATGATAATATGCTCTCACCTGTGTCATAAGAATAGCTTCATTTAAAATAGTTTTATAAATTCGGTAATTGTCATCATTATCTGCTACTACTTGATGCGGATTTTTCATATATTCATAATAACGAACCAAATCTAAAACATAATTATCCTCCCATTTCTCATTATCACATACTAATTTATTTTCAGCTCTTGCACAATTAACGGACTGAGAATGATTAGCACAAGCAAGAAAGGATAATCCAAACAAAATACTTTTCGCATTCTTTTTTAATCTTTTGGAAAGAATCATTAATTTTTCTTTATAATTTTTTAATTCTTGTTGATTCATATAAAAACACCCCAAGAAAACAATCTACCGAAAAAAAGCAATTTTGTCAACACTAAAATTTTAGAAAATTATAGTTTTTTAATACTTTTTCGGATCCTAATCTTCCCTACCAAAATATAAATACTATTTTTTATTCAATCCTCAAAAAACAAAACATCTTCAAATGTTTTTTAATAAAAAAACTTAAATTATTGATTAAGGATTTTTATTTTAAAGGACATATGTAAAACTTTAGTGCAGCTTTACTACTAATTTACTACTTTTAAATACAAGACAAAATAAAAAAAATGGTATAATTCTTTTATAAGGAGCGATTTTGATGAAAATATATTTTGGACATTCCAAATCATTTGATTATGAAAATGAATACTATAAACCCATTGAACAAAATAAAAGATTGCAAATTGAAACATTAATTTTTCCACATAAAAATGGTGAAAATAAAAAACATACAAGAGACTTTTATACTAATCTAGACTTATTTATTGCTGAAGTTTCTTACCGTGCTACAGGTCTAGGAATTGAACTAGGTTGGGCAAGTGATGACAATATTCCTATTTATTGTTTTTATAAAAAAGGTACTATACCAAACTCGTCTTTAAAATGTGTCTCAAATCATATTATAGAATACGATTCTTTAGAGCAATTATCTAATAATATAGAAAAAAATTATGACTATACAAGAAAATTGCATAGAAAAGCATTAATAAAATATGGAGAAATTAAAGATGAATAATTATTATAGAGAAGATAATGAATATTTTGTATATATACATACTGTTCCAAATATGATGTGTTATGTTGGACTTTCAAAAAATCCAAAGCAAAGATGGAACAATGGCGAAGGATATAAAGATAACTCAAGATTTTATGAAGATATAAAAAAGTATGGTTGGAATAATATAGAACACGAAATTGTAGCCAGAACACATTATGGTTGGATTGCAAGAAATATTGAAAAAGATCTAATAAGTAAATTTAAGAAATATAACAAGTGTTATAATTTGGTAAATGAAAGAAAAAAAGAAAATATAAGTATTAAAAAAGTACCTTTAAAAAAAGTTGGTAAATATGATAAAAATAATAATTTAATTGCAATATATAAATCAGCAAAAGAAGCTAGTAATAATTCAACACTAAATAAAGAAAATTATGTTAGTGCAGAGAATATTCAATCATGTTGCAGAGGAAAAACAAAAACTTCAGGAGGATTTATTTGGAAATATTTAAATTAGTGCACAAAAAGACCGGACAAGACACAATAAAATGTGATATATAATATAATAGAAATTTAAAAGAAAGGGTTATTATTCTTCATCGAAGTAATCCTTTCTGTATACTCTAAAACGTTAACGAATTAACATGAATTGTTATAAAAAATATAAAAAACGTTAACGAATTAGCATAAAATAGAATAATATAGAACAAAAATCATTGACAACTAGCAATAAAAACAGTATAATAAATATATGTATAACAAAATGTTATACATTTGATTAAACAATAAAATAATAATATAAAATCAATTCTTTTATCTTATTAAATTATTCATTGTTTAATCTCCTTTCTAATTAGAAAGATAATTCGTTGTAGAAAAGAAGATAAAAAAAAGACTAGAGGTGCGAACTCTAGTCTTTTTGCATTAGTCAAACATCTTAAGAATTAAGTATATTATGACTAGTGCGATAATTCGTTGTAGATTTTTCATATTTCCTCCTTTCCGAAGAAGATAAAAAGAAAGGGAGATATGTAGAAGACAAAATTAATTTTAATATAAATTGAGTATAAAATCAATATGAACAGAAAAGATTATCAGAAATTGATAGTCTTTTTATTTTGAAAATTAATTACTAGAGTTAATTCTATAGATTGTATCTCCTTAAAATTTTTATATATCAGATAAAAAGTCAGCGATTCTAGTTAGCTGATTTTTTTAATTTTAGGAAGTGAAAGTATGGAAAAAAGAAAACAAATTGAACAATGCATGACAAGACAATGTGACTTTTGTAGAAGAAAAGGACAATGTGATAGAGAAATAGAGGAGGATAAAGACTATAGAACTAACACAAGAACAAATAAATAGCATAACTAATGCTTTTTATGAATTATCAGAAACGTTCAAAAAAATTTGGAAAGAGATAAAAGAAATTTTTATTAAATTTATAAATTCTATAGATTTCAATAAATTAAAAGCAATAAAAAAGTCACAAGGAATATTAAATAGAACAAAATCAAAAAGAATAAAGAAAAAGCAATTAAGTATCATATCTAAATTGCTCGAGTAGAGTAGGTGAGGTGAGATGCCAAATGAACAAAACTTAATACCATTTAATAAACGAACCGAGAGCGAACAGAGAGAATATGCCTCAAAAGGTGGAAAAAAATCAGGAGAAGTAAGACGTCAAAAAAAGAAGATGAAAGAAACAATGAATATGTTGCTTTCTCTTGAATTACCAGAGTCAGAAGGAAAAGAAAAACTAAAACAGATAGGACTTGAAGATGAAGATTTAAATGTTCAAACAGCAATATTAATGCAACAAGCTCAAAAAGCAATGGCAGGAAATTTAGATAGTGCAAAATTTGTAAAAGATGTATCAGATGATTTGGGATTAATAGAAACCGAGATTGAAGAAAGTAAATATAAAGTTGTAATACCTGCTAAAGATTTACCTCCAGCTTTTATAAATATCTATAGAGATATAATAAATCATAGATTTTTAGAATACCTTCTTGAAGGTGGAAGAGCTTCATTAAAATCGACTTTTGTTTCAGAAGTTGTAGAAGAATTATTAGAAAATAATCCTAAAATGTGTGCAATTATTATAAGAAGAAGAGCTAATACCTTAAGAGATTCTGTTTATGCACAAATTACTTGGGCATTAGATAAACTTAATGAAACTTATTTTACTTTATTAGAAGATTACAAAGAGCTAAAAACACCATTAGAAATAACAAAAAAATCAACAGGGCAAAAGATATATTTTAGAGGTACAGACGATCCAGCAACTATAAAATCGATAAAACCTCCACCTGGAATGTATATAGGAATAATATGGTATGAGGAAGCAGACCAATTACAAGGAATGAATGCTATTAGAAAAATTAATCAATCTATTGTAAGAGGTGGAAATGATTTTTGGATTTTTTATACCTACAATACTCCTAAAAGTAAAAATCATTGGATTAATAAAGAAAAAAGAAAAATAAAGAAAAATAGAATCGTACATAAGTCTGACTATACTCAAGCACCAATTGAGTGGATAGGTCAGGCTTTTATAGATGAAGCAGAATTTATTAAAGAAACATCTCCTAATACATATGAAAATGAATATTTGGGAAATGAAACAGGAGATGGAGGAAGTGTATTTGAGAATTTAGAAATTAGAGAAATAACAGATAAGGAAATAGAAGGATTTGACAGAATATATAGAGGTATTGATTGGGGCTGGTATCCTGATCCATTTCATTATTCAAAAATGCATTTTGATGCAGCTAGAAGAACTCTATATATTTTTGATGAATACAGATGTAACAAAAAATCTAATTCAACAACATGGAAAGTATTACATGAAGAAAAAGGTGTTGAAACAGATGACTTAATAACAGCAGATTCAGCAGAAGAAAAATCAGTAGGAGATTATAAAAGTTATGGCTCATTAATTAGAGGAGCAGAAAAAGGGCCAGGAAGTGTTGAATATAGTATGAAATGGTTAGCAGGATTAGCAAAAATAGTAATAGATCCAATTAGATGCCCTAAAACAACAGAAGAATTTGAAAGTTATGAGTTAGAACAAGATAAAGACGGTAATTATATAACAGGTTATCCAGATAGAGATAATCACAGTATAGATTCAGTAAGATATGCACTTGAAAGAATATGGAAAAGGAGAGGTCAATAGATGTTTAGTACAGTAGTAGGCTGGATTAAGTCTATAATAGATAAATTACTTTTAAAAGATAGCGATTCAAAGAATATAAGTAAAGATATTCCAGTATCAGATGAAATGAAACAATCAATAGATTTATGGGAAAAAATGTACAAAGGACAAGCTCCTTGGATAAATGACGATGTCAAAAGTTTAAATTTAGAGGCAGATATATGTACAGAATTTGCAAGATTAATTATGTTAGAGCATAAGTCGGAATTAACTGGTAGTACTAAATCAGAATACATATATAAAGAATACAAGAAAGTACTTAAAGAATTAAAAGATAGTAAATTAGAATTAATGTTAGCAACTGGAGGTCTAGTATTAAAGCCATATGTTAATAATAAAAAGTTATGTACTGATATAATACAAGTAAACAAATTTATTCCTTTAAGTTTTAATTCTAATGGTATAGTAACTTCTGGTATAGGTATAGCTCAAAACACTATTGGAAAAATAATACATACAAGATTAGAACATCATGTATTTAATGAAGGATTAAGAACACATACGATATATAATAGATGTTATGAGAGTGATAATGAAAACGAACTAGGAAAAGAGATAAACATAAAGCAAACAATATGGAGCGATTTAGCACCAATTGCAACAATTGAACATGTTGACAGACCTCTATTTGTATATATTAAAGTTCCTTTAGCAAATAATATTGATACAGAAAGTCCTTTAGGCGTATCTATTTTTTCAAGAGCAGTAGATAAGATAAAAAAAGCGGATATTCAATATGGTAGAGTAGATTGGGAATATGAAGCATCAGAAAAAGCCGTTATGGTAGATGAGTTAGCTTTAAGAGAAAGTGATGGAAAAACACCTTTAAAAAATACTATAGATAAATTAAAAGATAGAATGTACAAAACATTTAATACAGATAAAAATGATTTTTACAAAGAATATTCACCAGAAATTAGGGATGAAGCTTATTGGCGAGGTTT